TGAGAAAGAATGTACTGATGGATTAAAAGCATTACAAGATGCTTGGGATTTAGAGAATGATTCTTATAAATCTAAAAGACGTGCTGAGTACAAATCTGTAGCTGACCAACTTGACCAACTGTATCATGATATGACAGCAGGGAAATTAGACGGAACAGGTGAATGGCACAAAGCTATAAAAGCTGTAAAAGATAAATATGCAAAAAGTTAAGGAGTAAAATATGGCACTAAGTAAAGCAGGATTAGTACAAATAGGAACTGGAGTAGCGGCAGATAGATCAATTATATTTGATGGTAATGCACAAGATTACCATATTGGATTAGATGATTCTACTGATAAACTAACTATAGGGTTAGGAAGCACTTTAGGAACTACTAGTCATATGACTTTTGATGAAACAGGAGCTATATTAAAACCACTACAACCCGCTTTTCTTGTACATCAATCAACTAGTATTACAGCACAGACACTTAGTGATGGTTCCGCAACTACAATAAGTTTTAATGCAGAAATATTTGATGTAAATGCAGATTTTGCTAGTAATACTTTCACTGCCCCTGTCACGGGAAAATATTTATTTTGTACAAAAGTTGGATTTGATACAGGAAGTTCATCTAATACAAGATTTGACCAATGTGGTGCACAAATAGTGGCTAGTAATAGAACAGTCTATGTTGATGCTAGTGGAACTGTTTATACAGACGCTAATGACAAAGGTTGGTCTAAAGGTAGTTGTTTAATAGATATGGATGCAAATGACACTTGTCATATAGCACTTTATATGAAAAGAAATGGTGGTACTGGCACTACTACCTCTGCTCAAGATGGTGCTTCTACTGGTATAGGTACTTTTTTTTCGGGACATTTAGTGTGCTAAACGAAATAATTAACTTTAAAGGAGGTATAAAATGGCAGACTTAACAATAACTGTAACCATAAATGATGTAGACCAAAAGTGCATGAAGAATGACTTATTGGACTTAAATAAATGGGTACAAGATGCTGTTACAGGAAAGAAAAATAATTGTTGGAAAAGGTTTCAGCGAGAGTGGACTACAAAACTTATGGATGATGATAGTTTTACTGACACTATTCCTAGTAACAAAACAGATTTTGTTAATCTTGTTACTTCTCGTTCTGATTATAAAGACCGAGCTACAAGAGACGCAGAAGCTAAAGCCGCACGAGGATACTAATGGCATACGTAGGACAAGGAATTAAAAATGGTACATTTAGTGTACTAGATACAAGTGGAAATACTTATAATGGTTCTAATGTAACTTTTAATTTAGGTACGCAAGTAGGTTCACCGGCACAGCTTTTAGTATCTCATGATGGCGTTCTTCAAAAACCCGGAACAGATTATACTTTAGCTACAAATGGAACACAAATTACATTTACTACTGCTCCTGCAAGTGGAGCATCAATATTTATAACAGAAATATCTGGTGCAGTAGGTGCACCAATGAATAGAGATTTAAATGGTGCAGAATTAATTTTAGATGTAGATGCTGATACAAGTATTACAGCAGATACGGATGACCAAATAGACATAAAAGTTAGTGGTACAGACCAGATAACAATTAAAGATGGTGCTATATCTCCAGTAACAGATAATGATGTAGATTTAGGAACATCATCTTTAGAGTATAAAGATGGATATTTCGATGGAACACTTTATTGTGATACTTTAAATCTTGCAGGAACTAATCATACAGCTATTAGTAGTCAATGGGCATTAATTTCAACTACAACTGCAAGTAATTCTGCAAATGTTGAAATACGAGGATTAAATGATTCTGATTATAATCAATTTTTACTAACACTAGATAGAATTATTCCAGCAACAGATGATGTTGGTATGAGGCTTTATTTTGAAAATTCTTCTAACAATAATTTTGGAGCATATAACTATGCTATTCTTGGTTATGATGATGGAGGAGATAGTCAAAATGCTAATGGTGGTAATAATAGTACAATTAATGTTTGTGGAGGTATAGGAAGTGCATCTGGTGAACATGGGGTAAGTGGAAATTTATGGATTAATAATCCGTCTGCACAACAAATGCCTACTTGTGAGTTTCATTTTTGTGTAATGGATAAAGACGGAGATATTAGAGTAATAATTGGTTCAGGACAAGTTAAAGATGATTCAGAAGATGCAAATGGAGTTCAAATAGATTTTACATCTGGTAATATAGAATCAGGAACTTTTAAATTATACGGATTGAAAGCATCGTAAGGAGGAATAATGCCAAGATATAAAATGGTAGATGGAGTAAAGGTACAGTTTACAGCCGAAGAAGAAACAGCAAGAGATGCTGAAGAAAAAGCATGGGCTGATGCTAGTAATACTAGAAAACTCGCTGAAATAAAAAAGATACGATTAAAAAAATTAAAAGAAACAGATTACATGGCTAATAGTGATTATACAATGCCAAGTAATATTAAGACATGGCGACAAAGTTTGCGTGATATACCTTCTAATTATGATTCATCTAAGTATGATGAATTATTAGCAAGAAATGCAGATAAAAGTAGTCTTGATTATAAAAAATTAACACATTCAATATGGACTAAGCCAAGTTAATATGCTTTTAGGTCACACCGCATTCGCTGAACAAGCTTTTCAAGACGCAAGGTTAGATGCTATTCATAATATTGAATTTACTGAAGCTGGAAATGTTTCTTCATATGAAGCAACATTTAGTTCTGGATCGGAAACAGTTACAGCAGGAGCAAACGTTTCACCAAGTGGACCAGATGCAACATTTAGTATT